GAACTTGGCAGGTACATGGGTCAGTGCCAAGGCGGAATCAACCAAGGCCACCGCAGAGGCCAAAGCCACCGCACTGAAAACAGCGGCACAGTCTTCAGCGGACTGGGAACGCATCATGGCCGAAGCATCCAAGAACTCGTGGAAAGACGAGTGGTTAACGATAGTGTTCAGCATACCTCTGATACTTGTCTTTATACCAAGCATGGTAGAACATATCCAAGCGGGGTTCAACGCATTGGCAACTTTGCCGATTTGGTATCATGAGATTCTCATGGTGATTGTTCTTGCTAGCTTTGGTGTCAAGGCAGGTAAGGGAATTGTAGAAATGATAGGAAAGAAGTAATGGCATATTCAACTACAAAGAAAGCACCAAAAGCATTTAAGACCTGTGCAGGTTGTAAGACTAAGGCTAAGTGTAAAGCCGCTAAGAAGTGCTTAGGTAAGAAGTAATGCCGTTTCCTAAAGGCAAAACAAGTTATTCTGCAAAGCAAAAGAAACTTGCAAGAGTAGCTCCTCCAAGAGACAAGATCACAGCGGCTGATCTTAAGAAGGTGAAACGTGGCGGCAAAAAGAAGGCAAAAGCATAATGCCAAAGTCAAAAGACCCTAAGTTAGCCAGAGCAGGCGTAAGTGCTTACAACAAACCTAAGCGCACTCCGGGTGGCTCTAAAAAGTTCGTAGTGGTTGCCAAAGAAGGCGACAAGACCAAGACTATTCGTTTTGGTGATCCTAATATGACGATCAAGAAAGACCAACCTGCTCGTCGTAGGAGCTTTAGGGCTAGACACAAGTGTGACACTAACCCACCAAGTAAGCTAACAGCGCGGTATTGGTCTTGTAAAAAATGGTAACACTTGACTTTTTAGTCAAAATGTGGTATACTAATACATATATACACTAAGGTATTCTCATGACATACTTACAACTTGTCAATAATGTTCTTAAGCGTCTTAGGGAGCGTACTGTTTCTACGGTTGAAGAAAATTCATATTCAACTATGATTAGTATGTTAGTTAATGATGCTAAACAAGAAGTAGAACAGTCATGGGATTGGTCTGCTTTACGAACAACTTTAACAGCAACTACATCTGCCGGTGTGTTTGCCTATGAACTCACAGGATCTGGAGACAACATGAAGATGCTTGATGTCGTTAATGACACAAGTAATTACTTTATGACTTACAAGACAGCTTCAGAGTTTACAGGATACTATTTAAACAGTAATCCAGTCCAAGGTGAACCTAGGTACTATAGCTTTAATGGTCTTGATGACAATGGAGATACGATTGTTGAAGTCTACCCACCACCTAATGGTGTCTATTCTTTAAGGTTTAATCTAATTAATCGTCAAGATGATTTATCCACAGACACTGATGTACTTTTATGCCCATCTAAGCCTGTTGAAATGCTTGCATACGCTAAAGCTGTTGAAGAACGTGGCGAAGACGGTGGAGCATCCTCAAGTTCTGCTTATGCAACAGCGGCTCGTATCTTGAATGACGCTGTGTCTCTTGACCAAGCTAAACATCCCGAAGAACTTATTTGGACAACTAAATAATGGCCGCACCTTTACAGTCAGCCAGTATTGCCGCACCGGGCTTTTTTGGATTAAACACCCAAGAGTCTGGTATTACACTTGAGTCTGGCTTTGCATTACAAGCTAACAACTGCGTAATTGATAAGTTTGGACGCTTAGGTGCTCGTAAGGGATGGATATTTTTAGATGAGTCTACTGGTGTTGACCTTCAAGGTATGCATCGGTTTGTTGATATTGATGCAACTGAATACTTTGGTGCGTGGTCAGATACAAACTTTTACCTTTACTCCGCAGGCACGTTAACTGCTGTTACCTACTCAGGGTCACAAACGATTACTGAAGGTAACTGGCAAGCTGTTACACTAAACGATGCGGCATACTTGTTCCAAAAGAACTATGAACCACTGTACTTTGATACTACCACTGGAACTATCTTAGACATCTCTTCATCTCCTTCAGCATCTGGTACACCGATTGAGGGTAACTGTGCATTGTCTGCGTATGGTCGAGTATGGACAGCAGACACAGCAACTAACACTACAACAATTTACTGGACTGACCTGCTTGATCCTACTCGTTGGAACTCAGGCACAGCAGGTAGCTTAGATCTGTCAAGCATTCTTGTTAATGGTAATGACGAGATTATTGCATTAGGTGCACACAATGGTTTCTTGATTGTCTTCTGTAAGAACAACATTATTATCTTTGGTGATAGTGACACTGCTCAAACCTACCTTGACCCTACAACATTACAACTGGTAGAAGTAATCAGCGGTGTTGGATGTATTGCAAGAGACAGCTTACAGAACACAGGTACAGATATTTTATTTTTGTCTGACTCAGGCTTGATGTCGTTAGGTCGAGTCATTCAAGAGAAATCAACACCAATGCGTGACTTATCAAGAAACGTGCGGGATGATCTTGTACAGCTAATTGAATCTGAAACACCTGCTAACATTAAGTCAGCGTACTCACCTACCAACGCATTCTATTTACTTGCATTCCCAACAACTAAGCAAGTGTACTGTTTTGACATGAGAGCACCACTACAAGACGGGTCTGCTCGTGTAACCATCTGGAACAACATGGAGTTTACGGACTGGCTTGGGTTTGATGGTGAAGTATATATGACTCACGAGGATGGCCTTGCTAGATACGCAGGCTACCAAGACAATGGTCAGTCATATCGTATGGTGTACTTTACAAACTACTTTGATCTTGGTACAGCATCACAGACAAAGATACTCAAGCGTCTGTCTATGACCGTCATTGGAGCCACAGGACAGGACTTTGTTGTTAAGTCAGGGTTTGACTACAGTGACCAGTACAACTCCTATCCACTGACAGTACGTACAGGCACAGTGTACGAGTACAACGTAGCTGAGTATAACATTGCAGAATATTCAGGTGGCACATTGGTTGACACAGTACGTGCGCCGGGATCAGGTAGTGGATCAGTACTACAATTGGGATTTGAAGCAGACCTTAATGGTGGTGCTTTGTCAATTCAAAAGATGGATGTCTATGTTAAACAAGGTAGGACAATCTAATGAGTTCATATACTAAATCAACAGACTTTGCCGCTAAGGATGCCTTGCTAACAGGTAATGCACTGAAGGTTGTCAAGGGTACAGAGATTGACGATGAGTTTAACGCGATTCAAACAGCAGTTAACTCTAAAGCAGATACTAACTCTCCTGCACTCGCAGGCACACCTACGGCTCCTACAGCTTCTGCGGCTACAGATACAACACAGATTGCGACAACAGCATTTGTACAAGATCAGAAGGCTTCTCCTGCGTTAACAGGTACACCGACTGCTCCTACGGCAACTACAGGTACAGACACTACACAGATTGCAACCACTGCGTTTGTACAACAAGAGATCACTGCTAATGAATACACACCAGTGTATGCTTCAGAAACAGTTAAAGGATCTGTGAGAGCTTACATTTCAAGCGGTGATTTGTACATTTATACTCAGGACTGATCATGGCAATTGTATTTAACGGTGCAGTATTAGATTGGTATCAAGAGTCAGTGTACATGAATGGCACTGCTGTAAGTACGCCCGATTCACCGGGAGATGTTTACTTTAATGGCACTCGTGTGTTTGGTCTTACAAGTCCTGTATTTAGTTCAGAGACTACACTTACTACATTAAACCTTGCTCCTGATTCGTCTGATATTGAAAACTGGGTATCTGGATTAACAACAGAAATTACAGATGCGTTTCATTCTCATGGGTACACTCAAGGGCCGGGTACAGATACTGTATACACAATGTACCTTAAAGAAGGTTACCGATGGGTTACTGGCGATGGAACCTTTGTTGGTACAGCAAGTCCGGGTACATCTGTTCAGGCATACTCTGGTAAAACTGTTACAGGATTTAATACATCACACAACGGTGGAGTAACCGGCACACTACGTAGAGACGATGGCGTTTGATAAAAACACCAGTAGCAATACAACCTGCATACACGATTTACTTTGAAATGTATGACGGGCTAACATGGACACACGCAGATGTACACAAGTGGACACCTAAGATTGCTAAAGAATTTCATCAAGTCCACGGACTATTAAATATGATTCATGGGCGACCATTCTACTGTTTGGTCGATAATGATAAACTAAAGAAATTTGTAACACAACTAGGATACATTTTTGTTAAAGAAGCACATTGCGTTGACAATGTAACACGGAGCATATATAGATATGGGTAGTATAGTAAGCGGGCTGTTCGGTAAGGGCGGTGCAGGAACAGCAGGAGAGGCAGTAGCAAGAGCCCGTGAGCTTGCTCCCGGTGCTCGCTTCAATCCTTATACAGTAAGGACAGCTACAGGTACGACAGGGTACACAGGTGACGGTCAGTTTTATTCTACACTATCTCAACCGTACCAAGACCTCCTAGGTACCACTTTAGGAGGTGCTCAAGGACTCTTTGAGCAGTTTGGTGCTTTTGATCCTAGTCAACGTGCGGCAGACATCTACCAAGAACAAGCGGCACTGTTGCAACCTGCTTTTGAACAACAAGCAACTCAACTTCAAAGCCGACTATTTGGTGGTGGCCGTTTAGGTCTCAGGCTTGCAGGGGAATCTCAAGGACTTGGTGCAGGTTCTGGAATGGTATCTCCAGATGCTTTAGGATTAGGTAGAGCACAACAGCAGACTCTTGCTCAGTTAGCCGCTCAATCACGTCAGCAAGCCTTTGGTGAGCAACAAGCTCTTGGATCTATGGCGGCCCAAGCGTTACAATCTGGTATGGGCATTAGTGGGCTTGAGCAGTCTCTTATGGGTATGGGTCTCAATGCAGAGCAAGCTCGTGCGGCGGCGGCCTTGGGTGCAATGCAAGCTGAATTGTCTCCATATGCAACTAAAGCCCAGATGGAGCAGAAGCAACAAGAAGCCACTGCAGGGTTCTTTGGTGATCTTGCAGGTGCAGGTGCTACGTACTTAAAATTATCTGACATTCGTTTTAAAGAAAATATTAACCATATAGATACACTTCCTAACGGTATTAAACTTTATACATGGAATTGGAAAGAAGAGCGTAACGAGCCTACATTTGGTGTTATTGCACAAGAGGTTGCTCAAGTAATTCCTGAGGCTGTTATTGAGCACCCAGATGGATACTTAATGGTCAACTACGCACATCCAGAATTACAAGGAGTCCACTAATGGCTAAACCAGATTCAGTATACTCTTTGTTTGGAATGAAGACACCGCAACAGGTAGCGGCTGAAGAGTTTAAGAGAGCCTTTAGTTACAAACCCGGCCCCTCAGGTTATCAACGAGCAGGCGCGGGGTTAGGACAGCTATTGGGAGCTTTGTTAGCCCCTGAATCAGAGGAAATGAAGCAAGCTAAAGAAGGCGAAGAAATTATTCAGTCGACGTCTAAAGAGTTTGCAGATATTCAAGAGCAAGAACGTCAACGAGCAGAAGAACTTCAGACTTCTGAAGGACTCCGTGAAACCACTAGAGGTGTTATGCGTCCTGCTACATCTGAAGAAGAGGCTGACCTTGCAGAAGCTAACAAGCGTCCTGAGATTGCACAGTTTGAACGTAATGCTGAAATGTACGATATGATGGCACAGCGTCTACAGGCCGGTGGGTTTGCAGATGAGGCCGCTCAAGCACAGATGCAGGCAACACAACAGCGTGTCAAAGGCTTTCAAATGCAAAAGATGATTCGTGAAGAAGAATCTGCTATTGCTGACGAACAACGTAAAGCACAAGAGCGACAGCTTGAAGCACGTCGTCGAGTGACTGCCGGAGATATCTTAGACCGCCGTGGGAAGCCTGACATGGCTCAAGCAGTGCGTGAGGGTATCTTACCCTTAGACACCCTTAAGGATGCCCTTAAAGATCCTCAGGCTGACTACAAAGTAGTTGGTAAAAGCCTTATTAAGATTCCTCCCAGTGGGGCTCCTGAAGTAGCATGGTCTCCTCCTCCTGAGTCAAACACAACATACACGTTGATGACTGAACAAGAGATTAAAGACAACCCAACGTTGACTCCGGGTGTTGCTTATCAGAGGAATAACAAGACTCAAGAAATTACAGCAGTCACAGGTGATCCTAAAGTGACTCAAGTGGGTGACTATCAAGTCAACCGTGCTTATGATGCTGACGGTAACTTGACAACCTCTATGTCTGTCATTTCGGGGTCTAAGACAGACCGTGATCTTAAGCAGAGGATTCAACAAACAAGCCAAGGTATTGCAGGAAGAGCCGAAAAGCTTGACTTAATGAGTGAATACACTGATCGTACTATTGAGTTGCTTGAAAAAAATCCTGAGGCCGCAGGATGGCAAGGTGCGGCTACTCGTGACTTTGGTAAAGTTCCATTCTTAGGTGCATTGACTGCAGGAAGCCCTACAGAGATTCTGGATGGTTATTTAACAGTGATTAAGTCAAACATTGGTTTTGACAAACTACAACGTATGCGTGACGAGTCGCCTACTGGCGGGGCATTAGGTCAGGTTGCAATTCTTGAATTGATTGCACTTCAGAACTCTATAGCACCACTTGAGCCCAAAGTTGGTGATAAGGTGTTAATCCAGAGCTTGAAAGAAATCAGAGACACTTACGCCAAGAATATGGAGATTCTTGCAAACAACTACACAAACGAAGTTCTCAATCAATACGGAATGCAGATTGCCATCCAGTACCGTACAGTTGATCCTGTCACAGGCAATCCTTTGCAACCTGAAGGAAGCACTCAAGACCCATTAGGAATCCGCTAATGTCAGAAGCTCTTAACCAACTGCGGAAGCAGTATGAAGAGAACTATACAGACATGGACTTTAACGAGTTCAAAGAATTGTATAGAAAGAAGTTCTATGCTGATCTTGATCCAACACAGTTTGACCAATCCTTAGGAATTGTGCCTGAGCCTTCACCAGAAGCCCCCAGTCGGTTCACAAGCAAACTTAGGATGCTTGGGCAGGGTTTGACGTTTGGTGGTGCTGACGAGGCTGAGGCTTTTATTCGCTCATGGTTAGGTGAAGGCACTTACGAACAAGAACGTGACAAGATCAGAAGCGAGATTAAACAGTTCCAAACAGAGAACCCCGGCACAGCGTTGACAGGAGAAATCCTAGGTGGTCTTTTGACACCCGCAACTTACCTGAAGGCCCCTCAGTACATTGAGCGTCTTGGTGCGTTAGTCCGTGGCGGTATCAAAGGATTCACTGGCGGTGCCGCATACGGATTTGGTACTGCTGAAGGTGACTTTGAGAATCGGGCTCAAGAAGCTCTGGAATCTGGCGGTATTGGTCTTCTGATTGGTGCTCCACTAGAGAAAGCCTTTGGTGCAGTTGGCAATGCAAAAGCGAATGCACTCATCAAACGACAACAACAAGAACCAACCGTCGACACCCTTAGGGCCATCAAGGATGCCGCTTATGAAGCTGTAGACGACAAGGCGTTTGCTGTAGGGCCCGGTGAACTAAACAATGTATTTATGCGTATGAGTGGACTAGCAGACAATGCAGGATTCTTAGGTGCTAAAGAGAACCCCGGTATCCACAAAGTCAAGGCTACGCTTCAACAGTACATTGGCAGGAACCAAGGGTTGACCCTAGGGCAGTCTGAAGTTGTACGTAAGCGTCTGTTTGACTACATGAAAGCCCACCCTGAGGACTCAAGAATCATTCGTGAAATGATTGATGAGTTTGACACTGGGATTGAAGCGGCTATGGACTCTAGTCAGATTGCCACAGTTAAACTTGCTCGTGATGCTAACCGTCGTTTCCGTAACGTAGAGACTATTCAGAACGCTTTTGAGGGGATTGCTCCTGACGTTAAAGATACACGTAAGGCATGGCGTACAGTAGCCCAGAGACTGCTTAACGACAAGAAGAAGATGCGGTACTTTAACCAAGCAGAGCAAGGTTTCTTACAGGACATCGTAACAGGCTCTGTATCTGAGCGCACACTAGCGACACTTGGGAAGTTCCAATTCAACCCTATGGGTTTCTTTGGTGCCATGAACGTTATGGCTATTGCTCATCAACCATTCTTAGGTTTAGTCTATCTGGCAACTGGCGGTGCTAAATACATTGCTGACAAAAAGACTAAGCAAAGTATTGCTCGTTTGGTTAAGGAAGCAGGTGGTATTGAAGAACTTAAGAAAGTTACAAGCAACCCTAATCAAGCTACTTTGACTGTAGGCGGTGTTACGGCTGACAGTATTCGTAATGTACTCTTTGGCGAAGAGGAAGAGTAATGGCTCTGAAAGGTCTCTTTGATACGGCTTACGGTGTAGGCCAAGATTTATATGAAGGTGTCCAAGACTACGGACGTGGATTGTCAAAGGTTGAACAAGAGTTTCAATCTGGTGATCGTAACGTCGGTGAATATATCTTAGGCACTGGGTACTACGGTGTCGCTAAACCTATTGAAGAACTATTCTCTTACTTTATTCCTGATCCAATTGAAGAAGCTATCGGTAGTGCCGCTCAGTACGGTATGGAAGCTACTGGATTAGATGATGCATTACAATCATTAGACCCAGACACACGTAGGGCCGCTGAGGAAGCCTTTGGACTCTTTGGCATACTCTCCCCTGCCGGTGCAGTCAAAGGACAGCTAGGAAGCCGTGCAGTGGCTAAGGGTGCTCCTGACACACGGACAGCAAGAGAACAAGCTAGGGCCGGTATGGTTTCGTCTAACTTTGACGTAATTATTGATAACTTCTACGATCCGAATACCAAGACCTATCCCGGACTCCGGGGTGACACTTCATTTGATAAAGCAGGGCGTAAGTTAATGGGCCTTGCTGAGTGGGGCACTAAAGGTATTGCTCGTACTGCCAAGTTAGCCTTTAATCCTGTAACTCGTGCACGGTTTATGGAAACAGGTGTAACTCCTGTAGCTACTGATGCATACAAAAAGTTAGCTCAGTTAGAAGCTAAGATTGAAGCAATGCCTGTAGGCGAGGCTAAAGATGCGTTGGTGAAGCAACACAATGAAGCGTTAGAAACAATAACATCTCAAATGCAACAAATGGGTAACATTGGAGTACAAGCCGGGAATGTACCGCTCAAGCGTAATGTACCTCGTGAGTTTGTTGAACGAGCCGCTATGGAAGGTACACCAATCTACAAAAGTAAAGCAGAGCTTGGTGATAACTGGTTTGATGCGTCTGCAGGCACTAAAGGAAACGTAGGGCCGCTTAGTCCAGAAGTCAGTAAGTTTGTAGGAGACTACATAGAACAAACATGGCGTGGTTCTGGTTTAGATATGGATAGGGCTAAGATTCTTGTCAAAGCTCCCTCAGGCCGACTCACAGGCGATCATTGGGCTTCTATGGCATTCAACGCTCAAGTTAATGCTATTGAACGTGCGTTTAGAGAAACAACAGGACGTAAGAGATATGTAGGCGGTGAGATTGTACGTAAGGAGTCTGGCCCAGATACGTGGCGTACTGGAGACCTTGAGCCTGACGTAGCTGAAAAACGTGTCTTAGGGGGC